GTCAGATTAGTTAACATACCTCGAGTTTGTTTTTGAACCGACTCGATGATCTGGGGCAGCGCGGTGTTGGTCAATTCCTTATGGGCACTTTCCCAAAGGGCGAGATCGTCGTTAAAGCACATCTTGCCAGCGTTGGCTACCATGTCGTTCCCGGCCAGCTTGGCCTCCTCGACAATGTCTTTGACCCGCTGGGCCACAAACCGCTTGTACTCCAGCGTGTCTGTGGCGATCTGAGCCTGCAAGGCCCTATCTGCTCGGATGTGTTTCATGACGTCCCTGCGGATTTCAGCGGGGGAGAACCCGAGGTGTTGCATGTTCTGTGCCATCAGCTCGGCAGTCTCGGTTAACCTACCGGTCTTCCGAACCCGTCTTGCGATATCGGCCAGAACATCCTGCTCCATTTCCTGAAACAGGCCCACCAAGTATTCATCAGCGATGGCGTCAATCTGCTCGGGTGTCAGCGACATTCAAATCACTCCTCCACCGTCTCAAGGTTTGTGAGATCGGTCTGGATATATTTGATGGCCTCTTCCCTCTCGCAGTTGAGGCGAAGCATCACGTACTGAACGGTGAACTCGGGAACATTGGGGAACTGGATCGCGTCCATCCGCATGTTCTCGATCTCAGACTGCCGGTCGTTCACGTAGGAGTCGTCAAACTCGATGCAGATGTCCTCGTCAATGTTCCAGTTGGTTTTCTTGAACTCGTTCGAGAACCAGATCACCGCACGGACCATGGACTTGATGTAGGTCTCTGCCTCGGATCTCTGCCTGTTCAGCTCCTGCATGGCGTCCTGACGTTCACCGATATACTCGGTAGCAGTCTTGATCTGGCCACCCTCAAAGGTATACTTCTTGGTACCATAGCCGAAAGTCATCGACAGGATGGACAAGCAGGTTTCGAAGGTATCCCGAATGACCTGAATGCGGACCTCCGGGTTGTACTCCTTGTAGAGGTTATCCTGCTGAGGAAGCTTCTCACCCAGCAGCACGAACATCTTCTTCTGCTCAGGAGTGAAGACCGGAGATCCATCCTCCTTGAAATCGCACAGGAGTTCGTTGATGAAGATCATCTTCTCGCCCTTGTCCAGATCAGTAAAGAGGATATTAAAGGACAGGTCCAGACACCGCAGAATCGGGATGGCCGAGTGCAGCTTGGGGTATCCGTACCCTTCCATGTTGCGGAGGTTGTTCACCTCGGCAGTCCGCATCACGAAGAATGGCCGCACGTCACCGAGGGTGAGCGTAACCCGCCTGTCCTCCATTTCCTTGCCCTTGTCGTCAATGAAGTAGCTGTAGGCGGTATACCGACCGTTTTCGAGTTTGAAGATGACCAAGGTGGTGATCTTCTTGCCCTCGACAAGGTCGGTACCGTAGAAGCCACACTCGGTGATCTCGTCGTTGACGATGGTCAAAGGAACGATACCATCGGCCTCTACGTAATTAATCCGGATGTCGCCATCGGTCACAGTGCCATCAGACAGCATAGTGGCGTTATCCAGCCGAATATAACCACCCACCGTACCAGTGGCGGACAGGGCTTCAAGCTGCTTGCGGTACATCGGGCCGAATCGGTTGGCCTCGAGGATCTCCAGCACCCCGGCGAACTTCTCCTCGTTACTGCCAGCGTTGATCTCGACCACCTCACAGAGGTTGGCGTCGTCAGCGCAGCAACGCTTAGCGAAGTTCAGCGAGGGCAGAACGTATTCCACCCCATTGAGGGTCTTCCTCTTATGGAAGTCGGTGACCTCGTTCCGGTACCAGGACCGGCACGTATCGATGACGGCATGCGCATTCTCGTTGTACTTGTACCCGAGTTTGTTCAAAAGAGTCCCGACTGCGTTATTCGTCATCGTTTATCACCTCTCTTATATTTGGCACGAGTGTGGAAATAGTCTATGTAGCGGCTCCAACTGTAGAAGTCCGCGTCGTAGGTATCCACGTCTGTGGTGTAATCGTCCAGCAGCTTGCTCTCCTTCTCGTCAGCGTAGGCCATGGTGCATAAGCTCTTGACGATATTAGGGCAAAGGGTCTGCACGATCGCCAGTTTACCGGTGTTCAGTAGGAAGTTGTAAGACAGCACTCGGTCCTCGAACTTCACCTTATTGCAGTCGGCCACCTGACCCGGCAGCCGGTGCTGTCTGGAGAAGGTCCTCAGGCCGTTCTCGATAACCTGCGCTTCGTTATCCACGAAAGTCTTGGTGATCGGGAACATCGGGTAGTATTCCCGCAGATCCTCCACGAATGCCTTGTAGGCACTATACAGGACGTCGGGGTCCACTGTCCCCTTGTCGTGCTTGACCATCTTCTCCATGAGGCGGATCTGCCTCTGGTAGTTACCTACGATGCCGGTGGCCACCATCGTACTGTGGGACTTGGTACCGCCGACGTCAAACCCAATAAAGATTTGGTTGATCGGCAGCTTGATGGCCTCATCATACGGGATGTTCCACTTGGCCGGGTCTGCAGCAAACTGTGGGAAAAGCAGTCCCTCGGCTCGGGTCCACAAGCCCCTAATGTACCGATCGAAATAAACGGTTCCGGCATACTCTCTTTCGAGGGACTGCACGTAAGCTGGGTCCAGAAACGGGTTATCGTAGAGGGTCCAATTCTGGCAGTAGATATCAACCCCTCGGTCGGCTGAGTCGATAAACTGCTTGATGAAGTGGCTCGGGAAGCTGGGGTTTCCAGCCGCGTCGCACTTGGAGTACGGCAGCGACATTCGAGATTTCACCAACTGGAATACCTGCTCGTTGATGTCCACAATCTCGTCAATGTAGACGTACTTGAACTTGGCACCACGGAGCTTGGATACCTGCGAGACCTTCTCGGCACCGAGGCAATACACCTTTTCGCCAAAGATCGTCGCAAAGTTTCGGCTGTTGATCTCCGAGATCAGGCTAGGACCCCAGAGATCCCGCATCGGCTCCAGCACGTTTCGCTCGATTGTCTCCTTGGAGACGCCCAAGATCACGTTCAGACCCTTCTTGCCGATACCCTCAACGATTCGGTGCGGGATTATGTACTGAACATCGATAAAGGTCTTGCCGCACTGGGTTGCACCAATCTTGATGTTCCAACGGCAATTGGCGTTGTTGATGTACTCGATCTGTTTACGGCTGAGCTGGACTTGCGTTTCCACTGTCAGCAACCTCCTTGATTGCCACGAGGATATCCTTGGCCGTCTTGATCTCGTCCTTGAGGTTGTCAATCGGCTCCTGCTGTGCTCTCCAGCGGTCAGACCTGCGGGAGTACAACCAGCTCAGACAGGCTTTCACGTCAGGGGGCATGTGCTTCTTGGTCCGTTCGACCAGCCGCATCTCGCCCTCGACCAGCTCTTTCTTTTCCTCGTAGTAATCATAGCCCAGAGCACGTTGCAGCAAGGCTTTTTCGACCTTGCCATTTACAATATCCTGAGAAATCATCAGAGCCTTAGACAGCTCCTCGGATTCCTTGGTCCACCTCCACAGGGTGACGTTGGAAACCCCGATGTACTGAGAAGCGATCTCC